GTGAGTTTTTATTAACTGTAACTGTTGCTGATCCTGTTATAGAGGTATATGTACAAGAAGCTAATGCTCTAGTTGAATCAAGTGGTGTAATATCATAAATGTCATCTCCATCATATACATAAAGACATTTATTAGTTCCAAGAGCTGCATATCGTCTGCCAGTTAAATCGGTCCACGACCATTGAGCTCTAACTGCTCCTACCATTAGTTTAGATGTAATTTGTTCCCAACCACCTATTTTTTCAGGGGATCCATAACGAAAACGTACATTATCTCCATCAATCCACTCACCTTCAGCTTGTGAAGCGGTAGCCTGTTTATTAAATCCTGATTTTAATGCTATCTTTTTTAATGGCATATTTATGGTTATTATACCACCAATTGAATATATCTAAAAGATTATAGATATTTTTAAAGGCATAAAGGTTCTTATACCCCATATCTATATAATTAACAATAAAGAGTTATTTAATACCAACAAATAAGAACATATCTTTCACCAGATATTAATTCAGTAACCATATGCATTTCTTTAGAATTAAATTCAATGTATTTACCGACTTTAGGTTCTATTTCAATATTATTAACTATTGTTCTTCCTCCTACGTAATTTTCATTTAAGTATGTAATAGTAGTATAATCATAAAATTTTGCATCATTGTGTAATGGATGACTTTCTCCTATCTCCCAACTTAAAATTTCAATATTTTTAATGTCTTTATTTTTTTTAAAATACTTATTAATCGTTTCTTTAAATAAAACATCTTTCTTATATTCACTTAAACAAATTAAATATCTATTATTAAATTTTCTATGTTTGTTTTTATATTTTTTAAAATTATCAATTAATTTATTACAAAAATCTTCTGTTAGAAAATTTTCTACTATTACAATATTCATTTACCCTCTATTTTATCGTCTGCTGTTGTTAATTTTTTATTAATTTCATCTTTAAAATTAAAATCCATGCAAATTTTTATAAGATTATTTGAAAAATGTTTTAGAAATTCTTCAGATAAATGTAAACCACCTCTTTTATTTAATATTTTTATTTCTTCTTTGGAAAACTCTATATCGCAAGATCCATTTTCGTGTTGTTTAAATATCATTTTTGCGTACCATATAGTAATCTTTTATCTTTAGCCCATTCTTTATTAAGACCATTTTTATCTACATAATGTAAAAAGGTTTGAGCATGCCAATCTCCCTTAAATTCTTCTCTCCAATGTTCTATTTCACAACCTAGATATACTGCTGCATCTCCTGGTTCCATATTTATTTCAGTACCATCCATAAATATTGGCCATTTAGTTCCATCAGATCCAATCATCACTGTAACACTTATTTCACAAGCAGGTCTATCTTTATGTTTTTTAAGATCTGCATTTAAAGTATACATTCTCCAAAATGCATAAGTACATAATAATTCTAAACTAGTTTCTTTTTGCATTAACTCTAGTTTATTAATCATTAAAGATTCCATTAATGGATCTCCATAGAAATATGTATCTCCATTATTATTTTGAGTAAAATCAAAAGAATCAAAATTAACTCTATGTTTCATCCTACAATAATCAGTTAATAATTTGATTTCTTCTTTTGTTAAGAAATTTTTTATTAATTTATATTTAAAATCTTTTATTGTTTTCATATTTAAAAATAATTAAAATTAATTACTATTCTTCTATCCACATCTGTTTGACTAACTCCAGCGTGTTTTATTTGAGAATTAAAAATTAATAATTTATTTTCTTCACTTTTTATTTTAATTTTTTTATCCTCATCTAGTATAGTATATCCATTACATGTATTCATATACAATATCGCTGTTTTACATTCATAAGGTCTATCTACATGAAAATTAGATTGATATTGATTTATTCCTTTTAATATTAGATTAGCCCTAATCTCAGAAACCGCACGTACTTTTAATTTTATTAATATTGGTTCAATATATTCTAAGTAATAAGGAGATTGAGGAACAGAATTATTATAGAAACAATGGTTAAAAAAATAATGATCATCTTTTGTCATGTGTGATAAAAAAAACCAACTAATATTAGGAGAGAATAAAATATTTTTAAAATTATTAAAAATTTCATTATCTAAAAAATTATCTATTATTTTATGTTCTAAAGTGCCCATGCTACAACTGAATACCTTGTTCCTTTCGTAACTGGTTTAACCGTATGCGGATATAAAAAAATACTTGGCCAAACAATCATTCTATTTGGTTTAACTTCTACTTCCCACTCACCACTTCCATCTGGATTTCTAAAACAAAGGTTTCCACCTTCGTAATCATTATTAAGAAGTAATATACAACTCATTGTTCTTGGAATCCCTGCAAAATGATCTACATGCCATGTATAAAAACCAGTGTTTTCGTATTTTAAAATTTGAATATCATTAATATATTTATAATCGTAATCTAAAATATTTAAATCTATTTTATATTGCGTTAAATGTTTATTAAAATAAAAATTTAGTAAATTAAACCAATGAACATTAGTCATAGAGTTATTTAAATTAGTCAGACTTAATGCATAGGTTCTCCTAACATTAAAATCTGTTCTAAGTTCATTTCCACCGCCTACTTTTGTTTTTTCAAAATCTGAATTATTTGCAAATTTAATTAAATTACCAACTAACTCTAATGGCATAACTTCGTCATATATTTTTATAAAATTTTTTATTTCCATGATTTTTTCTTCCAGTATTTATCTTTATAAATATTTAATATTTTTAACCCATAAAAAAGTCTAGATTGTTGTATATCTTTTTGTTTGCTTGGTTTTAATGTCATTTTCCAAGATTCTCTTTTAAATGGAATTATTTGAACGTAAGGAGTTCCTTTTTTAATAGTTGTTTCAAGCACAGGATATTTGTCCCCATTAATAATAATTGGAAAATTTATTTCATTTGGAAAAGTATCTGTGTCCACTATTCCTGGTATTATTGAAAACCTGTCATCAGAATTATTTAATGGTGGGACAAATAAACAAGAATATCCTTTTGCTGTTTTAATTTTCCATGGATTTAATATTTTATAAAAAGGTAAATTTTTATTTTTATCTACCGACGGAGATCCCTCTAATTGTTTTATTGAATGAGTATCAAACCCAGAATTTAAATTAATAGATTTCGCATGTAGAATATTATCGCAATTAAATAATCCAAACGTTTGAAAAGAATCTTTGAATTCCCTACCTTCTTGATCTTTATTATCTACATTATGTCTTAAATAAAAATCTTGAGGTGTTTTCAATAAATAACCAGAAGTCAACGTATCCAAAAATGGCATACATCCTTTTACTGTTTTATTTAAAATAGTATGATCTAATTTTTTATACCACTCAGGTATATTTAGTTTTATTGGAGTTGTATAATCTTCTTTTAATGTAAAATAATCTTCATGAGCACTAAACTCTATATCTTTATCAAACATTTAAAATTTATATAAAATTTTAAGGTATTTGTAAAGTATGAAAAGAAGGTAAGTTTTGATCTTTAAAATATTGTTCTAAAGAAATATTTAAAGGATATACAATATTATCAAGGTTTAAATTTTTTAATTGATTAGAATAGTTATTAAATTGATTAAACTGTGGATGGTTAATATTATTTTTTAAAAAATTTGATGTAAAACGAATTACTTCATCTATGTAACCTTTTAAATCTTGTTTAGTTTTATAAACAGAAGTAATAGATTTAAAAGTTATTATATTACCACTATATGATACTATATCTTTTGTACCATATTTAACTGCATTAAAATTATCTATTGAATCCTCAATTATTTTATAATTAGATTGATCTATATTTAAATTATTTAAATCAGAAATATTTTCTGTTATTTGATAGCAAGTACCTTCTAAATTATCAGAATCCTTTGTAAAAATAAAATATGCCATATTAAGTTCCTGTATTTTCAAATACTATTAAAACACCACCATTACCACCAATACCATTTTGAGCACCTGCATTAGCTTGTGCATAAGCACCAAAACCACTTGAAATTCTAACAGCACCTGCTGGAGGATCACCAGGACTCGCTGTACTATTAGTAGGACCTCCAAGAAAACCATTTGACCCTAAACTTACTGTTGCTCCAGGTGCATTTCCTGGATTTCCAGCTGCTCCACCTCCATATGTAGTCCCGTTTCCACCATTAGCTGTTCCAACGTTTGTAAAATTACTTGCTCCACCTGCTCCCCCATTACTATTTCCAGGACTACTTCCTCCTCCACCAACAGAATAAGGTTGAGAAAAAGGTTGAGTTATAGGTTTATTCCAAAACCCAAATCCTCCAGATCCAGACTGAATTCCACTGCCACTAAAACCACCTATACCACCACCACCACCTGCCATGTAAACCAATAATCTATTTGCACTTGGAGACGCTGTGTAAGTTCCTGATGCAGGTCCTACTGCTTGAAGTGTCAGAACTCCAGCTCCAGCTCCACCACCTGTTCCAGATGACGCTGCTGTTAATCTTCCTTGAGCATCAACTGTAATTGAGGCTGTTGTATAAGATCCTGCAGTAACTGCTGTGTTAGCTAATTGAGTTGGCCCTACGGCACCTGATGCAATTTTAACTGAAGTTACAGAAGCTGTATCTAATGCTCCTGATGTAATTGCAAAAGAAGCTACTTTAACTGAAGTTACAGATGAAGTATCTAATTTTGCAGATGTAACTGCAAATGATGCAATCTTAACTGATGTAACTGCTGATGTATCTAATTCATTAGGA